GTTGCTTTCATTAGCACTGGAGGATTCAGTGGTAAGGTCACGGGCGTTCAGGATGCCGATGAGTTCATTGAACCTGAGCCTTCCGACCATAGTGGACACGACCCACGCAACCAATGTGTTCGGCGGGGTTCGTGGGTACTGGACTCCTGAGTCTGGTTCCTATACATCAAGCGAGCCGTCCTTCGGGCGTGTAACCCTGACAGCCAAGAAGTTGACCGCATATACCAGTGCGGCAAATGAACTTCTTGCAGACTCGGCGATCTCGTTGGAAGCCTTGCTTCTGCGAATTTTTCCGCAAGCACTTTCCTATTTCGAGGACGACGCTTTTATAAATGGAATTGGCGGAGGACAACCAGTCGGAATCCTCAATGCTGATGCTCTGGTCACAGTTTCCAAGGAGACCGGTCAGGCGGCAACAACAATCGTTGCGGAGAACATCGACAAGATGTACTCCAGGATGCTCCCAAGCTCCCGCAGTCGTGCGGTCTGGGTAGCCCATCCTGACACTCTTCCACAGATCGTCAGCATGAGCCGTTCGGTCGGTACAGGTGGATCAGCCGTGATGATGAATAATATGGCAGGATCGGCTCCTGCGAGCCTATACGGTCGACCACTAATCATGTCCGAGAAATGCCAGACCCTTGGAACAGCGGGCGACCTCTTCTTCGTGGACTTCGGTTATTACGTTGTGGCAGATCGCCAGAGCCTCAGTATGGCGGCTTCGCCCCATGTACGTTTCCAGAATGATGAAACCGTATGGCGTTTCACTTCCCGACTTGATGGACGACCCTGGTTAGAGAGCGCACTTACACCACGAAACGGATCCAACACTCTCAGCCCATTCGTCAACCTGGCAACAAGGTCATAATCAATACTCGTTTCGCCCTATAGTTAAAACGAGAAACGAGAATAAATATTAGGAGACTACGATGGCACTACAAACAACAGAAGCACCAGGTGGGGGCGGACTACAGGTACTTTGTCCAAACTGCTCAAGGATGCACGAAGCCGAGGAATACGCCCCGACATGCAAGCGGTGCGGTGCGGAAATGAGGGCTGAAGAAAAGCCCGAGAAGTACGACCCGACCCAGGTGCCCGATTAACCTAGTGGTGCAGGGGCAAAACTTAGCCCCTGACACGAGCAACAGGAGGAAGTTATGTCAATGAGACTTTCGGAACACGCATCATTTGATCTGTTGGAAACAACAGACATCGGCGGAACAAATGCCCAGAACGCAGGGGGCTATTTGTCCATGAAGAATTATAGCCGAGTGATGGCACTGGTAGTTCTTGCAAGTTGGGATAGTTCAGATGATTTAGATGAATGCCGGTTGCAGCAGGCAACAGATTCTTCTGGAACATCCGTCAAGGATTTTACTACTGACGCAAGCGGTGGAGACTATGACACGGATAATCCGATTGATGCGGATGGAGATTTCGTGATCATTGAGGCAAGGGCGGAAGATATGGACGTGGACGGCGGTTTCGATCATATCCGCTTATATGTCGCAGAGGGTGGAAACACTGGCACCGACAACGTGACGGGGGTGGTCGTTCGTTACGGTTACGCATATCCGAAGAAGGAACTCCAGGGAGCCGCAAGCACTGGTTCCCAGGTGTACGTGAACCCGTCCTAATGGCTAGGGCAATCACAGGAAAACGCAGCCAGATACCAGACGGCATGGAGCCTCTTGAATGGGCTTCTGCCGTCTGGCAGGCGATGGATGATCATGGATTCAGTCAAGACGAGGCGAAGAGGTACGTTGCAGATGTTTGGAGTTCGTCTAAAGCGGAAACCGAGCCCCCGAAAGATAAGATGGTAAGAACATCCATAGACAAATGAATAGGCTCAAAATAGGACGCCTTCGGGCGTCCTAGAGCCACCCAATGCAACAAGGGTCGAAACCCCGAAAAGCTAGGAGGCAATCATGGCAAAGACAGAACTATTTGTACGAAAGCAATCAGGCGGTATCTATACCGTCGTCAACGAATCTCTCACCACTGGGAATATCTACTTTGTAGACAGTGGAAGTTCAACAGGTGGCACGACGGCAGGATTTGGGCATAGCCCCGACGCACCTTTCACCACCATCGACTCAGCAATCAACCAGACAACCGCCAATCAGGGCGATGTCATTTATGTAATGACAGGGCATAGCGAAACCTTGACGGGTGCAAGTGCCATCACTTGCGACGTCGCAGGGGTCAGCATCATCGGGCTTGGCAGGGGTACAGACCGTCCGACCTTGCTCCTGGATGCAGGAGCATCCGTCAGCATCGTTGTTTCAGCCGCTAATGTACATTTCGAGAATGTCATATTTAGCGCAGGACATGCCGACATCACGGTTGCGATTGATGTTAGTGCCGCTAATGCTTCTTTCGATAAATGCGAGTGGAAAGAAAATACCACGGCTGAAAACTTCCTGACCTGTATCCGAACGAGTGCGGTTGCTAATGCTTGCGATGGTCTTTCGGTTACGAACTCGGTTGTTACAGATGTTGATACGGCTTGTGTCAACTTTATCACGGTTCGTGAGGACGTCGACCTCTTAGTTATGAATGACAACTTTATCGAATTGGGCGTGAACGATTCCAACGCCATCATCGGTGTTGCCTCGGGTAAAGACCTCACATCTTGCACGATTCTCAGGAATTATATCTATCGCCTTAATACGGCGGGCGATCTCCTGGTAGACTCCGACACCACTGCAAACAGTGGCATCATCGCTCATAACCGTATCGGTCATGCCGATACATCTGGCGAGGTTTTGGTTGACGCAGACGGTGTTCGCCAGTTCGATAACATCGGAACGGCTACGAACACGGCTTCCGGATATATCCTACCGGCAATAGATAGTTAGGGGTGATGTATGGCAGGAACGGTTACGATTACGTACAGCGACCACGCGACTATCAAATACGTGCAATGGGATTGGACGTCTGACGGTAGTGGTGATGCGTCGGGTACAGACACAAAAGTCATTGCGGGGGTTCCGTTGCGTTTCGCAACGAACCCCTCAGCAACCGCACCAACCTCAAATTACGACATCGTTATCAATGATGTTGATGGGATAGATATAGCGGCAGGCGGACTCGCTAACAGGCACACGTCCAATAGCGAGCATTTTATTCCTGGTGGCGATGCTGACCCAGGTGCCGCTTTTAATGGTGCGTTGTCTCTCGTAGTTTCAAATGCGGGGGATTCCAAAATAGGAACGCTCAGGATGTACTACCGCTAGGAGCTTTGTATGGCAGACGACACACGAACAGAAGGATTGCGTGGCATCGGTGCGGATGGTTTCATCCGCACCGTGTCCAATCTAACAATCACAGGCGATCTGGTAGTTCACGGCGAGACGAGAAGCACAATCGGAACAGGTTCGGCGTTCTGGGAAGTTGCAGATGCCAATGCTGCATATTGGGCATTTGAGTTGCCAAGTGGCGGATCAGTCAATGTTCCAGTTCTCGGCGTAGGAATAGGAATTGATGGCGTTGACCTGGGGTTATTCGATGGAGTAACCCAGACAACGCTTGCGGTTATGGATGCCGACAGGGATTCATTTATCGCCCTGGATTACAGCGCAGACGATGCGGCAAGGCTCAGATCGAATACAGCTATTACTATCAGTCCGACCGGTAGTTTATCTGTCGGCACTGATGGCTCAGGAAATGACGTTGTTTTCTATAGTGATACAAGCGGAGATAATCTTACTTGGGATTCTGGAGACGAGGTTCTCCAGATTACCGGCACTAATGGCCAGACAAGTCTGGACGTACTGGATGGCGATGTAAAGATTGTCGATACCCTGTATTTCTTTGACCGTGGTGGGGAGTCCATGTCATCTGACGGATCTACCCTGACCGTTGCAGGAACCGTTGTTTTCTCTGGGAATATCACGGTCAACGGTACGACAACCACGGTATCCAGTTCGACCGTCGTCATTGATGACCCGTTGTTTCACCTGGGCAACGATAACAATGCCGATGCTGTAGACTTGGGGATCTTCGCAGAATATACCGACAGCGGGAAAAAGTTCTCAGGACTTTTCAGGGATGCAAGCGACAGCGACAAGTGGAAGCTGTTCGCCACCAGTGGGAACAGCCACGAGGAGCCAAGCACAACGGTCAACACGACTTCAGGCTTTACCCTGGCAACCCTGGTGGTCAATGAATTAGAGGGAACACTGACAACAGCGGCTCAGACTAATATCACCTCTACAGGCGCATTGGACGGTGGTTCTATCACTTCAAACTTCGGAACCATAGACTCGGGCGCAAGTACGATAACAACCACTGGATTGATATCAGGTGGAAGCCTTGATATCGACAACGTGCTTATCAATGGAACGACAATCGGGCATACCGACGACACCGACCTTCTAACGGTTGCGGATCAATCCCTAACCCTTGCAGGGCAGTTGATTCTTGACGGTGACCATAGCGTCACTCCTGGTGATGGGGCAGCTATTCATCTCGATACCCATACAGTGACAGACAGCAACACGAGCGGATCTGGAACTGCAACTAAATATACTCATGTCAATATAGAAGCCCCAACGCTCGCTGCAACGAATAGCTCAGTAACTACCACGGACGCCGCAACACTTTACGTTTCGGGTGCGGTAGCGGCAGGAACGAACGAAACACTGACGAGGACGTGGGCAGTATGGGTTGATGCGGGAAATGTTCGATACGACGGTTCCGTTTATGCAGGAACTACTGAGGCACTGAACTCTAGCGGTCTGGTAACCGTAGCGAATCAGTCGAACATCACTGGCGTCGGAACTATCTCAAGTGGCACCTGGGAAGGAACAACCCTTGCAGTTGACCAGGGGGGAACGGGTGCTACATCACTTAATAACCTGATAACTCTCACAACGCATACCTCTGGAAATTACGTTGCAACACTGACAGGCGGTACAGGTATTGATTCTGATGCGGCAACCAGTGGTGAAGGAACAACCCATACGCTTTCAATTGACCTGAACGAAGTCGGAGAAGTGGCGATAGCTGACGGAGACTATATTGCCTTCATGGATGCAACCGATTCTTCGGCTACCAAGAAAGAAGCCCTTGCAGACGTTGCAACGCTATTTGCAGGAACAGGGCTAACGGCGGCATCCTCTGTAATCGGTGTTGATGCGGCGCAGTCTGGTATTACTTCTGTCGGTACGCTGACGGGGCTTACCCTGGACGGCGATAAGAGCGTGACGCCTGGTGATGGTTCGATGATCCATCTGGATACATCGACCATCACTGATTCCAATACTTCAGGATCAGGTACAGCGGCACTCTACACGCACGTTCGATTAGAGGCTCCGACACTGGCGGCAACCAACTCAAGCGTCACAACGAGTGATGCCGCAACGCTATACATCAACGGTCCAATTACAGCGGGAACGAATCAGACCCTGACTCGGAACTGGGGCTTATGGCTAGATACAGGAAATGCCCGTTTCGATGGAAGCATCTACTCAGGAACGACCGAAGCCATCAATAGCTCTGGAGTTCTTCAGGTTGCAGGGCAGACCAATATCACTTCGGTCGGCGCACTTGATGGCGGTTCTGTTACCAGTAATTTCGGCTCAATAGATAACGGGAGTTCAGCGATCACAACGACGGGCGCAATCTCTGGAGGCACGATAGACGCAACCACTGACTTCACGATAGGCACCACGGTCATCACCGATGATTCTATCGTGATGACTCCGACCACTTCCGATACTGTAACCATTGCGGCAGCGACCAATGGTGCGCTTAATATCACGACGGTTGATGCAGCGGCGGCGGCGGCGAATGTTACGTGGGCGGTTGACGGTTACCATAAGCTCGCAGGGGGCAGTAAGGTTTTCATCAATGAAACTGCCGACGCAGGGGTTACCATCGGGATGAGCATAAACCAAGGTACGGCTGACGATAGCATAATATCCCTCAAGTCATCCGACGTGGCGCATCCTTTCACGGCGGTTGCCGAAGCAGATACTTTCGGTCTGATTCGTAAGGGGTCTGGAGCTACTGGTGGGCTCAGGACGAGGGCTTTCACTGAAGGCGACAATTTTGCCCATACGACTCTGGGCTATATCGGAGGAACTCCAGTAACAACGAACAGCACGTCAGGATGGCCTATGATAGCCGAGGATGCGTATCACACTAACG